TCAAGCCTGAAGCTTTGACTCACGGCATTGTGACTCTGGCCTAATCAATTAGGGGGCTTCGGCCCCCTCGTTTAACTTTTTTGGAGATTTAAAATGGCTACATATACCGACACCTTGGGCTTTAATAGAGGCTCAGCCGCCCTTCCCGCAAATGCTCTTAACAAAGTGCATCTGGTGGAGATGACTCTTGACTTTCCTGCAATCATTGCAGCACGTACTGCTGCTGGTGCAACTGCACTGGCTGCTTCTGACGTAATGGAAATTATCCCTATCCCCGCTGGCACTATTGTGTCTAACGTGGGTATGGTGGTTACCACTGCGGCTGGCGTGACTAGCACCATCTCTATCGGTGACGGTTCTGCCGCTGCTGGTTATTTGGCTGCAACCTCAGCAAACGCTACCGGTACTTCTGGCGGTGTTCCTGTGTTGTCGTCTGGTGCGTTTGCTCCTACCTTGAGTGGTGGCAAGGTTTACGCTGCTGCTGATACTATCGACATCACGCTTGGTACTGCTGTACCAGCCGCTGCTGTTGTGCGTGTCTTCGCAATGTTTACAGACATCAACTAAACGGCATTAGGATAGGGGCTTCGGCCCCTTCCTTTTAGGAGAACAATATGTCAAATGTAACGGCTGTACATGTAGAAGCTACAGGCACTGTGGCTACTGGGCGGCGTCAACTACGTGGGTATCACACAATAAGTGGTGGTACTGCTGGTGATGTTATTTTTCGTGATGGTGGTTCTTCTGGCACTGTAAGATTGCAGTTCAATATCGGCACTGGTACGCAGCCTATTGTGATGTCAATTCCTGACGACGGCATCTTATTCACCACCGATATTCACGTGACACTTCCTACATCAGCAAAAACTACGGTGTTCATTGAGGCTGTGTAATGGCTACCAAAGACTCAAGACTAGAGCGTGCTGGAGTATCGGGTTTTAACCAACCCAAGAAAACTCCGAATCACCCTACCAAAAGTCATGTAGTTGTGGCAAAGTCTGGTACTGAGGTCAAGACAATTCGGTTTGGGCAGCAAGGCGTAAAAGGTGCAGGAGCGAATCCTACAACTGACAGCGAAAAAGCCCGTAAGAAAAGTTTTGAAGCTCGTCATGCAAAGAACATCGCCAAAGGCAAAATGTCTGCGGCTTACTGGGCGGATAAAGTTAAATGGTAGCTAAACCAAAATCTACTGTAAACGCCGCAGGTAACTACACGAAGCCTGAGTTGCGTAAACGGATCGTGTCTCAGGTAAAGGCGGCAGCAGTACAGGGTACAGGTGCAGGCCAGTGGTCAGCACGTAAAGCACAACTTGTTGCCAAGAAATATAAAGCCGCCGGTGGCGGATATAAGGATTGATGATGGCATGGTCTGACGTTCTCAAGGCAGTTATCCCCGTCGTAGTGGCGGCGCTCGCTTGGCTTTTGGGTCAGGTCAATGATTTCTCCACCCGGTTGACTAGAGTTGAGGGCGCTATGCCCGCGCTAATCACTAAAGAGGGTGTCCCAACGGATAGCCCAATCTCTGCCGAAAAGCGAGCAATGCAAAAAGAGGCGCTGATGACTCACATCAATGAGTTGCAGGTCAAGGTCAGGCTGTTGGAAGAACGTGAGAAACTGGGCAAAAAATGAAAGCCCCGCAAAAGTCTCTTAAAGATTGGGGTGACCAGAAATGGCGCACCAAAAGTGGCAAACCTTCAAGTAAGACCGGAGAACGGTACTTACCTGAGGCTGCAATAAAAGCGTTGACCCCCGCAGAGTATGCGGCAACCACCAAAGCAAAACGCGATGGCAAAGAAAAAGGTCAGCAGTTTGTAAAACAACCCGCTAAAATAGCGAGTAAGACATCTAAATACCGATAGGAGTTTTAAATGGCACGTTTCCTAAGAAACAAGAAAGACGGTTTCATTTACGACTGGAATCCCATCCTTGCAGAGAACTCTATGTGTGAGGAAGTGACTGAGGAAGAAGCTTTCCCCGAGAAGTTCATTCCGAAGAAACAAAAAGGGCGCAAGTCTGATCTTGACCTTACTACCCCCGAAGAAGCAATCCCTGAGGCTCCTCCTGTGACCAATGAGGAAGTCAATGCTGAAGCATCTCGAGGTCTACCTGAATGATACTTAACACTGTAATCACTGAGGTTCGCAGATTACTGCAAGACATCAACTCACCGCAGCGCTATAGCGATGTGGTGTTGTTGGGCTTTGCGAATCAGGCGTTAAAGCGCATTGCTGTGCTTCGCCCAGACCTCTTTGCTTACATTGGGGCGATCCCTACCACTGCTGGGTCTGTCATTCAATCTATGCCGTCTGATTCACTCCGAGTCATGGAGATATTCTCTGTGCAAGGTGGCAACGGTGTTACCGAGGTAAACCGTGAGGCGCTTGACCAGACGTACCCAACATGGATGAACGATACCGCTGGGCCATGTGTGAACTGGATGCGCCATGTGCGTAACGCCAACAAGTTTTTCATCTACCCCAAAGCGCCAGCGGATCAGGTATTGATCGGGGAGTATTCGCAGACTCCTCCAGACTATGACGGCACAACAACTGTGACGTTGTTGTCAGATGGCTATTTCCCAGTCGTTGTTGACGCGACAGTGTTCTTGGCTGAGTCAGTTGATAACGAACACGTAAACTCACAACGTGCTGCCTTGTTCCAGCAGTCATTTACTCAAGCCTTGGGCGTTAGCGCACAGGGTAGGGTTATTACTGATACCGAACAAGCTGGCCTCAAATCGACTGAGGTTGTCTAATGTCTGACCGCACATTCCTTTCACTGGTTACTCGTCTTGCACCTAGCGTGCCGGGATGCCCACAGCCAATCGTCGAACAATATGTTCGTGATGCCGCTATTGAGGTGTGCGAAAGAACCCTGTCATGGCGCTATGAGCAGCCTAAGATCAGACTTACGCCGGGAGTCTATGAGTACCCCTACGAGAATCCTACAGGGGCAGAGGTTCATGCGTTCCTATCAGTCTCGCTAAACGGCTCAAACATAGAGCCAGCGACCCTTGAGCAGTTGACTCGCAAGTACCCAGCATGGCCTGATCTGACTCCTGAACAGTTGTCTACCCCGCAGAATGTCTGCCAGCTAGACTCTGACAATTTTGTACTTGCACCCGTACCAGATGCCACAGTTGTTTACGATCTGAAGATGATCGTAGCCCTTAAACCTTTGCGTACTTCATCAGCAATGTCAAAGTCTGTACTGGATGATATTGAGAATGTTGTCATGCACGGAGCCTTACAGCATCTGTTGGTGCTGCCCAATAGAACGTGGACTGATCGTGAGTTAGCCTCATACCACGCCAAACAATACTCATTTAAAACGTCTGAGCGACGGGCTAGGGCCAATCTTGGTGCTGCTCGTGCGTCGATGACGGTTCAAATGCGTCCATTTGCATGAGGTAATTATGGCAACAGATGTCATCCGATTAGTAGAAGGCGACGAGAAGCCGCTTATCGTCCTCACCTTGACGGACGACATTACAGGCACGCCCATAGACCTATCCTCTGCGTCAACAACTGTTAGTGTGAAATTCCGTAAGGCTGCTACTACAACTCTGCTTTCTACAATTTCTTGTACAAAGTTGAGTGGCGGCACTACTGGGCAGGTACAGTTCGGTTTCTCTGGCGGTGTGCTCGACGTCGACGCTGGTGCATACGAGGGCGAGGTTGTTGTAGATTACAACGGCGCTGTTCAGACAGTCTATGAAACATTGCGGTTTACGGTGAGAGCAAACTTCTAATGTCCAACATCAAGGTATCTGCTGCTGTTACAGCGCTTGTTACCGCAGTTGCGGTGGCAGGGGCTATTGCTGTATCAGTCAGCCCCAATACCTATGCTGTTTCCGCACAGCCTGAGAACATCATACGGCTATCGGCATTTGTCGTGCCAATGGAATATTTGGAGGAGCAGACAGTCAGTGTGTCTGACTTCCGCCAGATCACAGTTGAGGTTGTAAAAGCTGACGAAGTTTTAATTGACGATACCGTGGCGTTTGCTCCTGAATTGGCCTTTGCAGACTCAGTTACTGTCGCGGACTCAGTGTTCAAGAATTTCACTGAGGCAGTTGACTTTGACCGCAACGATGCAGACGTAGACCCAGACCCAGTTACGATGGCCGATGTTGCTACTCGGCAGGTGGATAAGGTTCTTGCAGATACCGCGACTACGACAGATGATAGTGTGCTGTCGCCCGGTAAAGTACTCACAGATTCAGCTACTGTTGATGACGCAGTTAACACCCTAGCTGTTGGCAAAAGCCTGTCGGACACATCGACGATTACAGATACGTCACCAGTGTTTGACACAGCCAAAGTTGTTGTTGATAGTGCGTCGGCTACCGATGCAGCAGCGCTCAATGTAGATAAGGACGGTATTGCCGATACTGTTACGGCTTCAGACTCTCCATCTCTACAGCCTGATCTTGTCAAGATTGACTCGGTTACTGCTTCAGACTCAGTGAATACCCTAGATATAGGGAAAACCCTTACTGATTCTGCAACAGCATCTGATGCTGCACCTGTGTTTAACATCGCACAAGTGCTTGCTGATACCGTCACTATGACCGATGTAGTCTACAAAGACTTCACGGAGATGGTGGACTATGACCGCAATGACGCTGACGTAGACCCAGACCCAGTGACTGTTGCAGATACAACTGCTACAGACGTTGTAAAGGTTCTTACGGATACCGCTACATCAGCAGACTCAGTAGCATTGAATCCACAGTCTGTCCAGACTGACACGGTTACAGCCTCTGATACGGCAGTTTTTGATTTTGCGGATGTTCAGACTGACACGGCTACAGCTTCTGACGCTGCCCCCGTATTTGCTCAAAACAAGACAACCGCAGATGACTTTACAGCTTCTGACGATGCCCCTGTGTTCTTAATAAGCCCAGCTTACTCTGATACAGCAACAGCCTCTGACGCTGCACCTGTGTTCAACATTGCGGCAGCCCTATCAGACACCGCTACGATGGCAGATGCTGTAACTTTTGATCTGCTGCTCGGTATAACAACGCCGTTCTATGATTTTGCTTTTGCATCAGATGAGAAGTTTACGTACTACCCAGTGCTGGGTACAATTAACAGTCATCTGATCCACGAACCCCTTGTAAACGGTGAATTTGTGCTGACAATTGACCCCAATGCTGGTATCGTATATACGATCCGCACGGAGTCGGTTGAGTACACCTACAACGGTTACGGACTCAACGAAAACCAACTCAACTAAGGAGTGAATTATGTTCAACGACGCAATTAAGATGACGGGCAATTTAAAGCTCGTTCTTACCGATGAAAACGGTAACATCAAACAGGAAGAAGAAGTAAAAAACCTAGTGGTAACAGTAGGCAAAAACTACATCGCTTCCCGTATGAAGGATGCGACTGCAACCGCTATGACCCATATGGAAGTCGGCACAAGCTCTACTGCTGCTGCCGTCGGTGATACGGCTCTAGTTGCTGCTGTTGCTAGTTCACGTGTTACGTTGACTTCGACTACTGTGACTACCAACTCTGTTGCGTATGTTGCTTCGTTCCCAGCGGGTACGGGAACTGGCGCATTGACAGAAGCAGGTATTTTTAACGCTTCGTCTTCTGGTACTTTGTTGTGCCGTACAGTGTTCTCAGTTATCAACAAGGGCGCAGCCGATACGCTTGGCATCACTTGGACTGTGACTGTTAACTAAGGAGTTCGGGAATGGGCATTAAACTCTCAAATAACGCCTTTGCTACGTTGGCAGCGGGTATCAACTCGTCTGTAACTAGCATTACGGTGACATCAGGGCAGGGTGCTCGATTCCCAAGTTTAACTGCGAGCGATTACTTCTACGCCACACTGATTGACACATCCAATAACTTGGAAATTGTCAAGTGTACGGCGCGCTCAACAGATGTGTTGACTGTTGTTCGTGGTCAAGAGTCTACAACTGCTCGTGCGTATAGCACGGGTGACCGCATCGAGATTCGCTTGACTGCGCAAACTTTCATTGATGCAACCACAATTACATCATTAGAGCCACATAAAGTAAGTGACCAAGACAATACCGCCACTGGGTACTTTGATTTACCCACTGGTACAACTGCACAAAGACCGGGAAGTCCAGTTGCTGGCATGATGCGGTTTAACTCTACAATTGCACAAGCAGAAATTTATCAAGGCGGTGCATGGGTTGCTTTTGCTACTCAGTCAACGGCTACTGTAGATTATCTTGTTGTTGCTGGCGGCGGTGGCGGTGGCTTGGACTACTATGGCTCAGGGCGAGGCGGCGGTGGCGGCGGTGGCGGCGGTTATAGAGCAGCTTCTAGTTTTGCTGTAGCTCCGGGAAATTCACTTACAGTAACTGTTGGCGCTGGAGGAGCACCGGGGAATACCGGAAACGTAGTTGGTACAAATGGCGGAAATTCTGTATTTAGTTCTATAACTTCTACGGGTGGCGGTGGCGGTGGCGGTCATAGCCCATCTGCAAACATAGTGGGTAATGCTGGTGGCTCTGGCGGCGGCGGCTCTAACGGCGTATCGGGCGGTGCAGGTACAGCAGGACAAGGTTTTGCTGGCGGCACAGGCGCTCCTGATTCCCCATTTTTGGGGGCTGGCGGTGGCGGTGCTAGTGCGGTAGGTGGAAGTGTAGGCTCTGCTCAAACTACTGGCGGTGCTGGCGGTGCTGGTACAGCATCCGCACTTTCTGGTTCATCAGTAACTTATGCTGGTGGCGGTGGCGGTGGCGGTGGCAGTGGTACTACAGGCGGCGCAGGCGGCGCAGGCGGTGGCGGTGCAGGTGGTATTAGTTCTAATAATGGTACATCCGGAACTGTGAACACTGGTGGTGGCGGTGGCGGTGCAAGAGGAACTCCCGGTACTGGCGGTTCTGGTGTTGTAATTATTTCTTACCCAAATAATTTCAAACTTGCTACAGCCACAGGTACTTATACCCAAACAAATACTAGTGGAAACTACGTTTTCATCTTCACTGGTTCTGGAACCATCACCTTCTAACTATAAAAGGAAAAACATATGTCACATTTTGCAAAAGTAGTAGATGGTTTGGTAACGCAAGTAATCGTTGCCGAGCCTGAGTTTTTTGCAACATTTGTAGACTCATCTCCCGGCGAGTGGATTCAGACAAGTTACAACACCCGTGGGGGTGTTCATGCTAATGGTGGTACGCCTCTGCGTAAGAACTATGCGGGTATTGGATTTACTTACGACCGTACAAAAGATGCGTTTATCCCACCCAAACCATACAGCAAGTGGGTACTTAATGAGCAAACATGTTTGTGGGAAGCACCAGTACAGATGCCTAGCGATAACCAACAATACAAATGGGATGACGACGCAGGTAACTGGGTTGTAGTTCCTGAGACTGAAGGACAGTAATCATGGGATTAAAAGTCACCAACAACGCCTTTGGCGTACTGAACGCTAGTATCAACAGCAGTGCAACTACGATTGTTCTTGTAGCAGGACAGGGCGCACGCTTTCCTACGCTTAGCGCGGGTGACTATTTCTACGCCACCTTGATCGACACATCGAATAATCTGGAGATCGTGAAGTGTACGGCTCGTAGCACTGACACACTGACAGTTGTACGTGGACAAGATAGCACAACGGCTCGTGCTTACGCAACCAATGACAGGTTTGAACTGCGCCCAACGGCAGTGTTGTTTAACGAAACCATTACAACCGCAGAAGCGGCGTTACCTAAAGCTGGCGGAGTAATGGCTAGTGGTGGTCGTATTCAGTTTCAGAACTCGGATGGGCACACTTTATACGGTATCAGAGGCACTAGATATGGATATAGCTCATCATACCGTTCTCTACAAATTGGTAACGGAGCAAACTCAGAAAACATTGCTCTTAACGTTGATGTAAGTGCTATCGCTGGCAGTTCGTTTACTGGGAATGGCAAAGATATTGTTGTACCAAACTCAACCCAATTCTGGACGCCCAATTCTGGTAACACCGACTTTATTCTACCTATGGCGTTTGATTCGGGTGGTCGTGTGACTATGCCGCTTCAACCAAACGCTTCACTTGGATTAAACACATCCAAAGCATCTGCTGGAACAATTATTTGGACTGTTGTACATAGCAACGTTGGTAGTTGTTATAACTCTGGAACTGGGCTTTTTACAGCCCCTGTAGCAGGTTATTATCTTGCTGCAATTATGGTTATGACAGACGCAGCAGCATCCACACTTGACATTGAATTACACAAAAACGGCGCTACAAATAACCAACTTGTACCTTATCAAGGCGGAACAACGATACCACAATACAATCAAGTGTCTGGTATGACTATTATATTGCTTGCAGCTAATGACACAATAAGTTTTAAATTAAATAGTGGCACTATTTATGGTGGTGGCGCTACAGGCCGCCACGGTGCTTGTACTTTTAGACTAATGGGTTAATCAGGAGAGACAAATGGCAACTTACACAACCACACTTAGCGCCGCCGAAGATAAAGCTTTATCGTATGCTGCTCTTACACAACAAACATGGATTGATAACGCAGTTCACGAGCGTTGCCGAGTGGCTATCGACGAAATCGTGGCTCTCACAGTGCAGAAATGCCTTGAGACAAACACGGCAATTCCCGGCAGCAAAGATGCAATGGTAGACCTAGCCTTTGCACAAGGATGGGTTAAGACGGCTGCGCAACGTCAGGCTGAAGCTGAGGCCGCTCGCTTAGCTAATCAAGGTCAGAACGAAACAAACACAAATGTCTGATACCCGACGCATCCCTCTTGTCATGTTCCCAGACGGATCGTTAGTCCGTAGTGAGGTCGTGCCTGAGGGTTGTGTTTTAGTTACTGAACCTGAGGAGCCGCAGGAGAGCGATCTACCTGCGGTTATTGACCAAACCCAAGCCGTTAAGGAGGCCGAAAGTGGCGACATCGCATGAGCTTGAAGTACAACTTACCTCCCACGAGGCAGTGTGTGCTGAGCGATACCAAACATTTATCCAACGGGTTGACCGCTTGGAATCGTTAATCATTAAAACCGCTGGTGCTCTGATAGTCGGCATGGCGGGACTCCTTGCGGCTATTATTTTTAGGGGAATGTAGCATGATGAACAAAAAACCTGACATGAAGAAAACCGGCAGCAAGCCTATGGGCTACGCTAAAGGCGGCATGACATTTAAACCTTGTGCTGGTTGCCCCAATGCTGCCAAGTGCAAAGCAATGGGTAAGTGCATGGCTAAGGCAAAAAAGTGAGATAAGGTATTGATCCCCTTACTCTACTGGCAATGGCTAGTGCCGCTGTTTCAGCGGTCAAGAAGGGGTGTCAGCTTTATAAGGATGTAAAGAGTGCTGCGGGAGATGTGCAGGCAATTCTTGATGATTTACAAAACCAGTTTGCTGGTAAGAAATTATCTAAGGCACAGGTAGCGCAGTACGAGAAGGAGAAGGAACGAGTCAAAGAGATCGGTAGGTCTAATCCCAATGATGTATTGGGGCAACTTGCGGATCACTTAGGTAAGTTTTTTGATGCTGTAGACCAAGTTGAAGCTCTGTTCTATGAAGAAGAAAAGCAATCAACGGAGGTCTACAAAGGAGAGGTATCAGCAAGTCGTCGCGCATTGCAGCGTGTGCTTATCCGGTCAAGGCTGGAGGCATTGCAAGTTGAGTTACGCGAGATGATGGTTTACCAGACCCCTCCAGAATTGGGTAATTTGTGGACACGCTTTGAAGAAATGCGGGCACAAATTGGAAAAGAGCAAGAAGTAGCAAGAGCAAAAGAGGAGACGCAAAGAGCGATTGCAAGGCACAAGCGAAAGCTGGTCATTTCTAAGTGGCAAGATAGAGCGCTGTATTTCGTCGTAGTTTTTATCATGGCATTGGAGATATGGGGTCTTCTAATCACAATAGCGATGACACGACGTTCGTCATCGTCTTGGTAATCTTGTCAATGATTATTTTGTTGGCAGTGCCGTTTTGCGTTTGGGTGTACATGGAGACAGTTGAGCAGCGGGCAATGGTAGAAGTATCCATACGCAGGTTTAACAAGATGCAGAAACAACTTGAAGACGAACAAAAGAAACAAGGGGAAAGCAAATGATTCCAATCTTAGGAGCACTGCTCGGCACACTGGCCGAAAATGGCTTAGGCCTTCTGTCCTCTGCTATCCAAGCCAAGGGTAAAGAAGTTGTAGAGAAAACTCTCGGCGTAAAGATTCCTGACAACCCTACGCCTGAAGATGTAGCAAAACTACGGCAGATGCAATTTGACCACGAAGAACGTCTGCTTGAACTCGGTATCGAAAAAGCACGGCTTGAACAAGAAGAACTCAAAGCATTGCTGGCGGCTCAGGCCAACGAGGAAAACAATGTATCCCAACGCTGGGATGCTGATATGGCATCTGACTCTTGGTTGTCCAAGAACATCCGTCCCATGAGTCTTATAGCTATTTTTGTAGGCTACTTTTTGTTCTCCATGATGTCCGCCTTTGGGTATAACGCCAACGAGTCCTATGTCAATCTGCTGGGGCAGTGGGGTATGCTCATCATGGGCGCTTACTTTGGCGGTAGGACTATTGAGAAACTGGCAGAAATGAGGGGTAAAAAATGAGCCTTAGCCAAGAGCAAGCTGCGTTCTTATTGGACGCCTGCAAACTAATTCAATACGCCACCGAGCAAGGCTTCATGGTTACGGGTGGTGAGTTAGCTCGTACCCCTGAGCAACAAGCTATCTACGTAAAGACGGGGCGCTCAAAGACGCTGAACAGCATCCACTTAAAACGATGCGCCATTGACCTAAATTTTTTTAAAGACGGTAAAATCATCTGGGACAAGGATGTCCTTGCCCCCCTTGGCACTTACTGGGAAAGCCTGTATCCTAAGAACCGTTGGGGCGGCAACTTCAAATCTCTTGTAGATTGCCCACACTTTGAACGGAACGTCTAAATG